TTGCCGCGCCACTCAAGGCCGCGCCGGCGGAGCCGCCGACCATCGAGCCGACACCGGCCGCTAGGCCAGCCGCCGCGCCAATCTTACCCTCGATAGTGCCGCCCGGGCCAAACGCCACCTTCATGGCGGATATGGCCCCGGCCAGCCCGTTCAGCGCCCCGGCCCAGTCATTGCTCTCGAACCCGCGGCGCATGGCGTCCACGGCGTCAGCGGCGTCCGAGAACGCCCCGTTCATCGTCTCAAGCGCCTTTTCCTTGGCGCTCTTCTGATAGGTCCCCAGCAGCTTCAGGCGCGCCGCCGCCAGGGCCTTTTCGGCCGGGCTGGCGTTCGTCGCGTCGATAACCTCCTGCAGCTTCAACCGCTCAAGCTGCTGCTGAAGCTCCAGAATGCGCGCATCGATCTGGCGGCGCTCGGCGCTGGTCTTGGCGTTGTCGGCCTGCATCGACAGGCCGTCGATGCGCAGCTGAAGTTCATCCTCGGCCCTCGCGTTCGCGTCGGCTTCCAGGGCCGCCGTCGCCTGACGATCGGCCTGAGTGCGCTGCGCCAGCTGCAGCGAGACGTTCGCCGCCAGGGCCTCAGCCCGCTGCGCAACGGTGATTTCGCCGCGTGCGATCTGTTGATCCAGACCCTGTTGCAGGGCGCGGGTGTCCAGCGCCTGGCGCTCAGCCATGGCTTGTCGCTCGATGCCGATCCGGGCGGCGGCGTCGGTCGCCAGCCCGGCCTCGATACGCGCGATCTCATCGCGACTGCGGCCCAGGTCCTGGGCGCGGCCCAAGGCGGCGCCAGCCAGCTGTTCCTCGGTCTGGCGATCAATCAGTAGCTTCTTGTCGGCTGCAGCCTTGGCGACCAGGGCAATGGCCGACTGGGCGGCGGCGTCGGTGATCTTACTGTCGGCGGCGGCGGTCTTCAGGCGCATCGTCTCGCGCGCAGTCGCCGCGTCGATCTCGGCCTTGCGCATCACCGCCAGTTTGGCGATGTCGCCGGTCAGCGCTTCCTGCGCATCCAGCTGATCACGCTCGGCCTGATAGATAGCCGCCGCGCTCGCCTCGGCCCGCTGGGCGGCCTTGTCGCGGCCGGATGCGCCGGGCGAGCGGATTAGCGACCCATTTGGAAGCTCTGGCGAGGGCGCGCTCGGTCCGAATCCATCCCAGCCATCGGTCGAGACGGCCTTGCCGGCCATCATGTCCGTGATGCCGGAACTCAGCGTCTGCTGGCGCCCTTTCGCGCCAAGCGCATCCGCAGCCTTCCCTATCCAGGGAAATGGCGTGATGTTCCACGCCGCCGCGCCCGCGATCTCAAACCATTTCTGCAGCGCCGGAGCCTTCTCAAGCATGGCTTGCAAGGCGGGAAGCCCGTCGCTGATTTCCTTGAAAAAGCCATTCGCGCCGCGCGCGCCAGTGGCAAGGAGGCCCGAAAGGTTCAGAACCAGCGGCGCGGCCTCGACGAGCGCCGAGTTAAGCTGAACCCCGATGATCTTTTGCAGATCCTCGAACTGGTCATTAGCGTCACCGGCCTTGGCCACCAGGTCGGCGTCCATGACATAGCCCAGGGCGTGGGCCTTCTTGGCCATGTCGTCGATCGCGGCGCTGCCCTCGCGAATGGCGGGCAGCATCGGCGACAGGCCCAGCTTTTCAGCGACAGCCGCTTGCTCGGCCGCATTGGACAGCTTGGCGATCTTGTCGATCACCGCCTGCAGGGCATCTTCCGTACTGCTGAACTGGGTCGGATCCAGACCCAGCGCAGCGAACGGCTTGACGGCCTTGGCGCTCAGACCGCTACGCGCCGCACCGAAGGTTTTGGTGAACCCCTCAAGCGCGGCGTCGGCGTCGGCATAGTCGCCGCCCAGGCCGTGCACCGCGAAGCGCAGCTCCTGAAGCCGATCGGTAGAGATCTTGAACTTGTTGGCGGTGTCGGCGATGTCATCGGCAAAGGCCATGGCTTGCTTGGCGCCGGCAAAGGCCGCAACCAGGCCCGCCCCCGCCGCCGCGCCCAGCAGACCCATGCTGGCCAGAGCGTTTCCCGCAACGCCTGCCGATCGCGAGGTGCCGTAAAGACGGCCCTCAATGTCCTTCAGGGCGCCGTCCATGCCCTTGCTGAGGTCCAACCCGAACTTGTCGGCCTTACCCTTTGCGGACTTCATGCCCGTCTCAAACTGGGCGCTGTCGAGGCCCAGGTGAACGCGCAGGGAGCCGATGACCTGATTGGCCGACATGTCTCAGGCTCCCTTCGAATTAGGCGCAGCGCCCTTGGGCTTGCGGACCGGGCGGTTCATGACGCGATGCCACTGCATGAAAATCGCCTCGATCTCTTCGGGCGACTTGCGGATGGTCGGGCGCGGCTTGCCGCCCTGAAGATCGGCCAGCTTGGGAAACTTTTTCATCAGCGGCATGGCCGCCGTATGCCAGGCCAGCCACGCGCGATCATCGCGAGCCTTGCGTTCAGCGCGCGCCCGGCCGCTGATCGCCAGATCAAACAGCCGGGGCGTCAGCCGCCAGTAGTCGGCGACGGCGCCGGGGAAGTGCTCGCACCAGACGGTGAAGAGGTGCTCGAAATCCCAGCCGCTGGATCGGCTTCCAGCGGCCGGTCGAGCTGGGGGCCGGTGTCGCCCTCGCCCGCGTCAGATTTTTTGGGAAACGCGCGCGCGATGCCCGTGGTCAACAGGTCGAAAACACCTTCGCCACCTTCAAACATGACCGGCAGCTTCATCATTTCGCCGGCCGACAGAACGGTAACGCCAGGGTGATGTTCGATCAAACCCGCCCAGAACATCGCCCGCATCATGCGCAGGCGGCGCTTCTTGAGAACCAGGCTGGCGACCTCATCAAACCGCAGGTCCGTCAGGTCTTCCAGCTGGACCAGGGCGTCCATTGAATAGACCAGAGTGAAGGGTTCGCCGCCGACGGTAAAGGCGACCTCCCCCTTGATGGGGTTTGCCATGATTGTTTCCTGTAACTGGACGCGAACCGTGTTCGCCTCATGCGACGCCGGGCGGGCCGGCGTCGCTTCTTGAGATCAGACGGCCGATCAGGCCGCGTCGTGCAGCACCGAACCGGCGACCTTGCAGGTCAGGTCGGCGCTCATCTTGTCGTCGATCGGAATCGCAGGGGCGTAGCTGGTGACAAAGGCGTTGAAGCTCTGGCGGCGACCGCTCAGGAAGCGGATGCGCATCTTGCGGCGCTCGCCGCTGTCGCGCCAATCGAGGATGAAATCGTCCGTCGCCGAGCCCGGGATATAGTTCATGCTCAGCGACATATCGCCGGGGTCGTTCAGCCCCTGAATGAACTCGCGGGTGCGGTTCGGGCTGGTCGAGTGCGTGACGTCGATGACGTCATTGCTCGAATTGGGCGGGGTCGGCTCGGTGGTTTCCGCCAGGGTAAACCACCCCGTCGTCAGGCTGGCCATGTCGCCCGAACCGGGCGAGACCTCGACGTCAACTTCAAAGCCATAGCCGATATCGGCTTGGGATTCAGCCATGGAAATCCTCCTGTTAGGCTGGTTTGAACACGACCTGGGCATCCAGGCTGTGTTGGAAAAAGTCGCGCGAGCCGTCAGCGCGAGGGCCATCGCCCAGGCTCCAGTCGGCGCCGATGTCGTTTATGAAAACGCCGCGGATCTGACCGGCGGGGGCCCCGCAGGCAGCGACCACGGCCAGGGCCAGGTCGCGGGCCTGAAGGTAGTTCGCGCCCCAGCAGTCGATTTGCACCCGCACCTTGCGAAGGCCGATCGCGCCCTTCGACGTGTAGCTCAAGCCGCCGCCGGCAAGGTGGATGGACAGGGATGGCATCGCGCCTTTGCGCGGCAGCGCGCCCCAGGCAACCCGCTCACCAACCAGTGCGACCAAGCCAGCACTGGCCAGCAGATAGTCCCGGAAAGCCTCTTCCATCTGGTCACCCCGTCTTGCGCGCGCGGCGCTTGGCCACACGCGCGGCGGCCTTGGCGATCTCGCCGCTCAGCTCGGTTTCGATGATCTTCAGCGCCTCGTGCTTCTTGGCCTCAAAGGCGGGACGCATGAACGGCGTTGGCGCGGCGCCGGGGTGATGAATGACGGAGGCGCCGAAGGTCTCACCGCCATCATTGAAGACCAGCTTGCCGGATTTGTTGCGGGTCCTGGGCTTGATGTCGTGCGGCGCGACGCCGAACTCAGGAAAGATGGCCTCCGGATGCGCCGTTGTGGGCCCGACGCCGACTTCGGCGAAGCTCCCCTCACCGCCCGCGTCCCGGCGCGCTGAGCGCATGGCCTTGACGGCGGCGGCGGCGCCGTCGCCCCGGCGCATGGCCTGGGCAAATTCCTTTTTGCCGACGTCGTTCTTGATTTTGGCCGACACGGTGATGTCGTCTTTGAGGTCACCCTTGTCGACAGGGGCCCGGGCCCTGGCATCTTCGGCGATCGGCTGCCCGGCCTTCAGCAACACGCGCTTGAGGGTGGCCCGCGCCGTCGCCCTCGGCAGCTCACCAAGGGCTCGGTCAAGATCCTTCAGACCCTCGATCCGAACCCGGGTTTTCATCCGCCGGTCTCGTCAGCCAACGCGGTGGCGGTGATTTCGCGGCCGACCCTGCGGCCGATCTCTTTGACCCCAGTCACGGCATAGAGGACGCCGTCGCACTTGACGCGCCAACCCGCCGAGATCGACGCCGTCAGGCTCGACCAGCGAACCTGAAAACGTGTCGTGATGGTAGCGCCTTCCTGCATGGCCCGCACGCGTTCGGCGTCACTGACGTCGCGCTTGCTGGCGAACAGCTTGCCACGGGGGAGGAAGTTGACGACCTCGCCGCCGACCGCATCGCGCGTTGAGACAGGCTCATGCGGAACCAGTCGGTGATCGAGGTCGCCCGCCTTCATGATCAGGCGCTCGTGCCGACGATGACGATGTCATAGGTGACAGGCGTGCCGGAGCTGCTGTTGGCGACCTTCAGCAGATCACCCGTGGCCGCCGTGACGGTCCAGCCGGCCTTGGGCGCGACCAGG